AAATGTTACAGGAATCGTTTGCAAAAATGCCCTCTATATAGTACAATGTAGCCATGTGGAGACATAGGAGAACAGTATGGCGGATAAATTCCAAACAACAATGTATGTGACGGCGTACGAATTAGCGCGGGATGGTATGGCGGACGAACAGATTGGACGCGCTCTCGGTGTACAGGGCCAGACGTTCCGGCGGTGGTTGAAACGTCGCCCCGCTTTGGCTGACGCCGTAGCACGTGGGAGGCATGCCCGTGACCCCGGCGATGAGATGACATTCCATCAATATATCTATGACCACATAAGCCCACATCTTCGTGTGGTGTGGGACAAAATTAATGAATGTGAAAATCTTGAAAACGGTGTGGAGCGGGTCGAGGCGCTTTTGAAAAACCACGGCATCCGCGCCCGGCAACATTTGTTTTTGTATGCGCTGACACAGTCGATGTTCAACGTTTCGCAAAGCCTCCGCAAGCTCGGCATCCCCCGGAAACGATACGAAAACTGGTGTGCTAATGATCCCGAGTTTGCGGAACTGATGGATGAAATTCATTGGTATAAAGAGAATTTTTTCGAGCAGGCTTTCATCGGCCGGGTCACGGCGGGAGACACGGCTGCGATCATCCATGCCGTAAAAACAAAATGCCGTGACCGGGGCTATAACGACAAGGTCGAGATTGTGCACAGCGGCAGCATAGATACCAAGCAAACGGTCAGCATCGTGGACCTTGATTTGGACATTGAAACACGCCGCAAGGTGTTAGAAGCATTACGTAAGAAAACGGCGGCGGAACAAGGGGCCACCCCTAATGACTGACACCGCTACAAATATTGCTACGCCTACTGTAACAGCGGATGAAGCACAACTCGTGCGTTCTATATGTCATGAGAGTTTGTATGAATTTGTCAAAGAATTCTGGCCGGTGGTGGTACCGGAAACATTAATCACAAATTGGCACATTGAATATTTGTGTGATGAATTCCAAAAGGACGCCGAACGGGTTTTCCAAGGCCTCCCCAAGCTACACGACACCATCGTCAACATCAGCCCCGGCAGTACAAAATCGACAGTACTATCAATCATGGCCCCCGCCTGGGTCCACGCCCGCCGCCCGGATATGCGCGTAATTGCTGCTAGCCACACACAACAGCTTACATTCGATTTAGGCCGCAAGTGCCGAATGGTCGAAGAAAGTGAGATGTACCAGGCGGCTTTCCCGGAAGTAGTGCCAAGCAAAGACCAATGGACGAAATCATTATTTATGAATACCAAAGGCGGCGGTCGCTTAGCCTGTACAGTCGGCGGCATGTCTCCCGTAGGTTTCCACGCACATTTCATTCTCATAGATGACCCACTAGACCCACAACAGGCCCGGCGCATGTCAGAGGTGGAGATAGCGACGGCAAATAGTTTCATGTCGGAGGTACTACCTACACGCAAAGTGGATAAGGAAGTTTCCGTAACTTGGCTCATCATGCAAAGACTCCACCAAAATGATCCCAGTGGGTATTTATTGAAGAAGGCGGCCGATAGTGGGAAGGTTAGACACATATGCATACCGGCTGAACGTAGCCCTAAAGTACGCCCCCGTGGCCTGCGCCGCCGGTACAGCAAAGATGGTTTGATGGACCCAGTAAGACTTTCCAAGTCTATTTTGGATGAGGCGAAAATTGATTTGGGGGAATTTGGTTACAGCGGTCAATATGGGCAGTCTCCAGTACCCCGCGGCGGCGGTATGTTTAAGGTAGGACGCATACAAATTGAGCCCGTTGCACCGGCCCTGAAATCCAAGCAATGGGTAGGCCTATGCCGCTTTTGGGACAAGGCCGGGACGGCAGGCGGCGGGGCGTATACCGTAGGCCTCCTCATGGGTCGTTACCGCCATGTCAACGCACCCAAAGACGGTGCTGAAGATGAATGGTGGATACTGGATATAGAACGTCAACAGCTAGACAGCGGCGATCGGGAACGGTTGATAGTGGCGACGGCAAAGCGCGATGGTAAGTGTGTTACAGTGGGGCAGGAACAGGAGCCGGGCAGTGGCGGGAAAGAAAGCGCACAGGCCACCGTCAAACGCCTGGCCGGGTACCGTGTGCGCACTGTGCCCGCCGTGGGTAGCAAAGAAGAGCGGGCGGATGAATGGAGTACGATGGTTAATGTGGGTGCATTCAAGATGTTGGCTGCTGGGTGGAACCAAGAATTTATTGACGAGTTGCGATATTTTCCATTTTCAAAATATAAAGATCAGACTGATGCTGGTGCCGGTGCGTATACTATCCTGGCCACCCCGGTACGGCGTGTGGGGGCAGTAGTATGAATGTTTATATCCTAACGCAACTATTAATTGCGGGTTATTTTTATTAAGGAGTATGGTAATGAATCTAAAAAATAGACTGCATGGCATAAACGAATTCCGTGAATCTGATTATTGTGTAGAGGATATATTATTGGAGATTATAACCCGGCGGCAGGATTTGTTTGATTTTATGCTTAAGCTTGAAGCACGGGAAGGGTATGGGGAGGGTGGGGTATGGCACGAGTCACAATAACACCGGAGGCAGTGTATAGGGCTATACGGGCTTGTACACAGCCAGGGGCGGCTAGGTTTGTGCGTTACCATCTAGGTGCAGGTGTTATCCCTAGTAAGTATGAACGGCTTTTCGCGGATGCTTTAAATAAGGAGATTCAGTATGACAAAGAATGTGATACATAACAAGATTCCACAGGGGGGAGAAAAATCTTCCGCGCGTGTGACGCCAAGGCCGACTTCTGATATGGCTATGAATGCCATGACTACGCGGGCCAATTTGCTGAGCAAGCTTTTTGATCCGCGCCGGGACATTGACACGGAATGCGGATACCCAAAAACCATCAGCGATGAACAATACCGGGCCATGTACGACCGGGAAATGGGGCGGCGGGTGGTGGACATATACCCGGTGGAAACGTGGAAGATAGTACCGATGATTTATGAAGATCTAGACCCGGCGATAAGTACCCCGTTTGAAGAAAGTCTTAAAATTCTGGAACAACGCCACCACTTGTTTCATTATATGCAGCGGGCGGATGAACTTTCCGGTGTTGGACAATACGGGATTATCCTATGGGGATTGGATGACGGTAAGCGGCTTGATGAGCCGGTGGACGGATGGGAGCAGTGGGAGGAGACTACCGGCCTACCCCGTAATGCGAAACCCACGGCTGAACGGCGTGTGTTATTCCTCCGGGTGCTGGATGCATCTTTGGTTAACATCGCCGCGTACGAAGCTGATGTCACAAATCCCCGATATGGTTTGCCAACGGCCTATACAATCATATTGGCTGATCCGAGAAACTTTGAATCTGGTTCCGCCACTGCACCAAATAGCACATCCGTTAGGGTGCATTGGACGCGGGTAACACATATTGCTGATAATCGTAAGACATCTGAGGTGCTTGGGACACCACGTATGGAGCCGGTGTGGAACCGTCTCTATGATTTGCGCAAGGTGCTGGGTGGTAGCGGTGAGATGTACTGGCGCGGTGGCTTTCCCGGTGTATCGCTTGAGACACAGCCGGGGCTAGAGAATAGTGAGTTGGATGCCGAAGCGACGCAAGAGGTGATGTATAATTATATGAATGGCTTGCAGCGGTATATCGCTTTGACGGGGATGTCCGCAAAAAGTCTTGCTCCGCAAATTGCCGATCCTACCGCTAGTTTCGAGGTACAGGTGAAGGCTATTTGCATTATCCTCGGCGTCCCGTTCCGTGTGTTTATGGGTGTGGAGGAAGGCGTGGTGGCCGGGGACGCCGCGACCGAAGCGTGGAATGGTCGCCTGGTTAATAGGCAGACCCGCTATGTTACGCCAATGCTCATTAACCCCATCATACAGCGGTTGGTCGATTACGGCGTGTTGCGGCCTACAGCTGAGCCGGGTGGGTGGACGGTAGAATGGCCGGACCTGACTACGCCGAACGAAAGGGAGGAAGCGGAAATAGCTGCTAAGCGGACGGAAGCGCTTGTGAAATATGTTGCGGGGGGTGTGGACACACTTATCCCGCCGCTTGAATTCCTTACGATTATTTGTGGGCTGGAAGATGATACAGCGGAGGCGGTCATAGAAGCGGCTATGGAGCACATTGATAGTATTGAGGATGAGGAAGAAACAACACCGGGGCACGTGCACACACCGTCATCGATCCCGGATGCGGGGGAAGTTGGTGGCACGCCGCTGGCTGTAGGTGTGGGCCAGGGTGGGGAGGATGCGAATGCCAGTGACTAAGAACCCCCTGCGCGCGGACCCCACCAGGACGTCGATGTTGCGGCAGCGGTTTATGGCGGATATGCGCAGACGTTTCGCCGCCTTGCGTGCGGCTATTACTGCGCTGGTGGATACTGAGGACGCCTTTGGCTTACGTGCTGACGCGGTTGCCGGACGTGGGCCATTTGCGCCCATACTGGCGGCTGTGGTAAGCGTTTGGCCGCAGGAGGCACTCAATGCACAAGCTATAACTATAAACGTTGTGCGGCGTGTTGGTGGCAAGTGGTATGTTTACGGTGAAGGTGGCAAGAAGCTTTCCAAGGGGTATGCAAGCAAAGCAGCTGCTATCCGCCGTCTGAGGCAGATTGAATATTTTAAACACCGGGGCACCACTACAAATACTTTCACCATTAATACCCGCTGGCGGTTTGTAGCGGATGATGCCAAGTTGGATTCGTACAGGCAATGGTTGAAGGCCCAAGTGAATGCTGGGATTTTGGAAGTATCCGGTGTAAATAAACAAACACCATGGGTGGAATCGTATATCAGTAGCGCATACAAAAAAGGCCTCCTTCGTGCGTACACGGATACGCATGCGGCGGATATTGCAGCGGCCAGGGGTTTCGAATTTATTGAAGGTGGCAAGGCCGGTTTTTTGGATATGGCCTTTAATAGCCCGGTGGCGCAAAGCAAATTAAAAATGCTTTGGACCCGTGCCTTCAGCCAATTGCAAGGCGTCACTGCACAAATGGACCAAGAGATGTCCCGCATCCTAACCAGTGGTCTTGCGGCTGGTACCGGGCCACGGCAAATTGCACGGGAATTGAATAAAAGTGTTAGTGGGCTTGAGAAAAAACGTGCATTGACTATTGCCAGGACTGAGATCATCAATGCCCATGCAGAAGGCCAACTGGATGCTTTTGATGTTATGAATGTCGAGGAAGTGGGCGTCATGGCAGAATGGAGTACTGCCGGGGATGATAGGGTATGCCCATTGTGTGCCCCGCTTGAGGGCGTTGTCATGACGGTGAAAGAAGCACGTGGGCTTATACCCAGGCATCCAAATTGTGTAGCTGGGGATATGCGTGTAGTCGCGCCGGGTGCACTAGCAATGCTAAAGACGTATTACACCGGTGAGATAATTGATTTTACTACTGTGGGGGGGCGTCATATCACCGTTACTCCGGCACACATATTGCTCACGAAATATGGTTTTGCCCGCGCGGAATCTATTTACAATGGCCTTGATCTTGTGGTAGATACGGGGTGTTATGGTGGGATCGAGGCACCAGATTATAAACACGGGGTGCCCTGCATCGCGGATGAATTTATAGCGGCTTTCGAAGCGCTCAATATGCTGGCCGTATGCGTGCCAACTGCCCCCGAATACCTCCACCACGAAGGGCGTTTTTGTAATGAGAAAATCGACATTATATTTGCCGATGGCGTACTGGGGAATTGTGGGCAATCCTACCCCAGACAAACCAGCTTGGACGGCGCACTCCCATTTTGTACTGGGGGTTTGCCTGGCCCGGCTTTGGGCGCGTTTACACAACGACTCCGATGTATGGCGCATGCCGCGGACAGCAGCATGGGCGGCTGCCGTGATGCATTGGCGCTCCTCCTCGGTGGTGTTTTGGAAGCGGAGCAGATTCGCCTCGGTACCAGTGCGGGGTGTCAATCCCCTATCCGCCAGTCGTTTCAGGACTACGCTCCTGTTAGTACACAGCTGTTCCGCGATTGCCTTGACAGACACCCCATCTTGAAAAAGTTTAATGACTGCCCCTGTATTGATTTTGATGCGGTTTTGACGGGACGCATTTTGGATTGGGCAACCCACTTTATTGAGGCGGGCTTTGACGGTATCCCGTTTGACATGGTAATGTTTGGCAATGCGGTTGAGGGACCATCCGTGGACAGTGTGCAATTTGATAAGGTCCTTAGTATCCGTAGACGCCATGTCTGTTCCTTTCCGGTGTATGATTTACAAACCATGAGTACAGTATATAGTATTAGTGGTATAATTGCAAGTAATTGCCGATGTTCATGGCAGCCTGCAAACGTAGGAGAAAAGAAAACAGGCCAAAAACGCGCTAAGAGCAGTAAAGTGAAAGCCATTACAAAATCTATAAAAGCCGAGACTGGGAAGAAAACTAAGAAGGCTGCATTGTTGGCTTCCTCTTGGGCTGGTAAACCTTAATAAGTTTAATAATATGTAGAAGGAGGTCACGATCAATGATAGATATCATGCGGGGAAAAGTAATACAAGAGTTTGAAAAATCAGATAAACGGTTTGGGTCTTTTGTGGGTAGGCTGTTCCCATTTGTCCCGTGCGTGGGATAGAGATAGGCGTGCATCTGGCTGTCCACTCTGTGCGGATGCTGGAATCCCATCAAAAGCTTGTTTTGCTAGGTGTCGATTTGTGGGAAGAACATGCCCGGCGGGGCACCACTTATTTGAAAACTTTTGGACGGCTCCCTGGTCAATTTGCAAATGAGGAGACAGCACCGGCCTGGCACCAAAGGGCGGTGGAAGCTTTGCGGCCATATGGGGAGCGGTCGATCTTGTTTTGTGAATCATCGGAAGAAAATGCTGTTCGCTGGCCGGATGAATCTTTTGATTTTGTATACATCGATGGTGACCATTCATATGCGGGCTTTTCTGCGGATTTAAAAATGTGGTGGCCCAAGGTCAAACAGGGTGGGTTCCTTGCGGGGCATGATTATGAATGGCCTGATATAGCTAAGGCATTGGGTGAGTTTTTCCCGGATGGTGTCCGTTGCAATAATGCTGCGCGTGAGACTGGGAAATGCTGGTTGCGAGAAAAGCTGTATAAGGAATGGTGGGAATAAAAGTTTGAAGGTTTGGTTGCCATCGATAGTATAGATGTAGGATGTGCAATAAGCATTACCTGAATCCGCCGAAGTTTTGAGTAGAAAGGTATCTCAGTGAATCAAGCAGAAAAAGCATAT